CTGACATTTCCACCTGCAACTGCATTTGCTGTTGTGGCATAAGTAGCAAGTCCTACTGCACCACTGACATTTCCACCTGCAACTGCATTTGCTGTTGCTGCAAAAGAAACTTGACCACTGACATTTCCACCTGCAACTGCATTTGCTGTTGCTGCAAAAGAAACTTGTCCAGACACATTAGCACCTGCTACTGCATTTGCTGTTGCAGCATAGTTTACTTGACCGGTCACGTTAGCACCAGTCAACGATGATAACGCACTAGCTGACCCGTAGTGATTACCTGTCAGATTTGCACCTGATATGTTGCCGATTGCTATTAATCCTGTGGTTCCTAAATTACCTACATTCGCATTACCAGTTACACTTAGCGTTCCGCCTGTACTTAAATTGCCTGCTGATGCAGTCCCTGTTACGGACAGTGATGTTAATGTGCCGACCGATGTAATATTAGGTTGTGCCGCTGCGGTGACTGTACCTGCTGTGGTAGCATTACCTGACATATTACCTACAATAGCACCGGAGATAATAACGGAGTTACTATTGGCACTAATAGTCTGTGCGCCTATATAAATTGTGCTATTTGCCAACCACAAATCATTAAATCTATTTGTATTGTTACCTAGATTGTATGTAATATTTGCACTCGGGGTAATATGTCCACTGACGACTACCCCTGTTAGAGTGCCAACTGAAGTAACATTTGGCTGTGCCGCAGTAGTTAAAGTGCCAGTCAGTAGTGTTGCTGACAGTGCACCTGATGCAGCGTTGAATGAGAGGTTTGAATTGGACGCAAGAAAATAGTTAGCCGTTGTATTTGCTCCGACTAGGGTAGGATAGAATACACCAGTTGTTTGTGTTGACACCACACTATAATCAGATACATTCGCCCGCGCAACATAAAGATTCGGCACTAATGTGGTGCTAGCAACTTGAATAGGGGTTGTTCCTGTTGTTGCTTTAGATATCAATCTGCTTGATGTAACAACACCAGTGGCATTTAGATTACCAAAATTAGCATTGCCGTTTAACGTCAGCAGGTTTGTAGTATAATCGTAAGTGAAACCGGTATTACCATCAAGAATATTATTGTTATTGAACTGTATAGTAGTATTTGATCCTCCGACGCTTGCACCTCCGCCACTTCCGGTTGATATTACGGAAGTTGCTACCGCTATATTTGGTGTTGACGCGCCCAAGCCTGTGCCGTTCGCGGCCAATGTTCTGCCGATATCAGTATATAACTGCACGTTACCAGATGATGCATAATCTACTGATAATGTAATGAAGAATGATTTACCGTTAACAATAGTGTTTGCATGTGTGCCGTCTGCGTTAGTGATAGTAACCTCTGCACCGTTAACATACGGTACCGTATTTGCGACCTTCATTATAATAGGAGTAGCTGCTGACAATGATTGTATATGGGTATATTGAGTTCCTTTTGGCGCCCAAGATAGAGTGCCGGTGCCATCTGTTTCTAGCACATATCCAATCGCGCCGCCTTGAATCTTTACATTACCAACAACACCGAGATTGATGTTACCCGATAACCCGGTTCCTGCATAGTTAACCCAGTTATTACCATCATATGACAAAACTTGTCCAGCTAGCGCACCTGTTATGTTCAGATTACCTTGCGCACCGATGATCTGACTGAAGTTTACGTTAGAGTATGAGGTTAACACCTCTATATTTTCATTGGGTGAAGACTTGCCGATGAACAGTCGTTTAGTGTCGGTAGCCCAACCAAACTCTGCGTCAGACAATTGTGGTAAGTCTACCAGGTTACCTGATCGGTGCTGTATCCGGCTTATCTGTATGATTGCCATTATGCCTTCTCCTCTTTATTTATCCAAATGCGTTTGCCATCGATCATCTTCCATGACTTGCCCCTACAGGCCACATTAGGATAACCTTGCCTGATATATTTAACATATACTGGTAAGATCGGCATATCAGCACGCCTAATTCTCCAACCCTTTGCTGCTCGTTGATAACAACTATCAGCAGGATCATTCATTTTAGTAGGCATACCGATATCTATATTATTCTCTCTACACCATTTCGCTATATTAAGCACATAAATTTCATCAGTGTTATCTACTTTACTTACATACCAGCCCTTACACCGGGCCAGACCTTGTTTAGCATGCCATGCTGACCGCTGGACCTCTGAGAGGGCCTCAAACCATGCTTTGGTCCCGGTCATTTTATAGTTAGTGCGATCTACCGCAGCATAATCTATGAATTTACTACGGTCCCCGCCTTCACCACCAGGCACTAGATTGTAACTCATGGGATCATTTACCGCATTGGATATCGATATCCAATGCGCTTCTCGGGCCGACATGTGTGTCAAGTCGGCACATTCTTCAATAATTTCTTTTTTGAAATTTTGCACACCATATTTCCGGATAGCATTTTTTAATGCCTTTCCGGATCCCAAGTAAGAATTGAGATTGGCGGCGTCCTTCCCGATATACCATTTACCGGTTATGAGATTGACTGTTTTGTAAATTATCATAGTATGATCTTCGCTTTATCATACTATTTATCTATTTGAGAAAGTTTGGTCTATAAAAACGCCATGTAATATTGTTCGACTCGTTTAAACCACAGATTGCTGTATTTGTCAAACTCAGCACCCTCAATCACGAACTCTTGGTACACGCAAGTAGGGTCGCACATGAAAATGACACCCTTGCGGATCTTAGTGCCATGAACTTCATCATGTGCTGCGGCATATGCTGCCAGTTGAATGAAGTAATCATCGATCCATTCGCGCTTCTTCGGCTTGTTCGTTTGCTTATGATCCATGATAGCCTCTGAACCAGAGTGAACACCTGCTAAGTCAGTTGTACCTGCATATACTTTAGGGTAGTATACTGGAATCTCAGTGCCCCAATATTCTGAACAGTTGACAAGACCTTGTTCCATGATAGTCTTTGCCATCGCATTGCTTTGTATGCTGTAGGGGTTGCTTCCCGGAGCCTTCAACTCTCCAGTCATAATGTAATCTTCAAGATACTTGTGCATCCTGGTGCCGCGACCTGCTGCTTCTGTTGTAATCTCTTGTGCTTTAGCAGCGCCCATACGCTTGCGCCATTCATTGAGTGCCTGCATCTTCTCTGGTGGAGAAGTAGCACTAAGAATAGTTGTCACTGAGGGGAGTTTTTCACCATCTGGCGTGGCGTATTTTCTGACGCCATCGATAGTTTCGCGGCTGATAGGGACATAATTGAATTTGGGGTTGAACATCTAATTATTATAGATGATTTGCTAGAAAAAAGCAAGTCGTTTGGTTAGCCTATTTAATAAGTCAAGTAAGTAGGTCTATGCTCTTTTAGCACATTGAAGTTGTGTTCGACAATGTTCTGTATGTTTGTTTGCCATTCTAACCACTGATCATCCGTGAACTTCGACAGTCGTTCTATTTCATCTATGATAGCTTCTAGTCTGTATTCATCATTTACTATCGTATCATATGTTTCATCTATATATGGATGAAACGTTCTGTATCCCGAATCACGCATTACATGAAGCGACCCGGGCATGCCCATATAGATAAACGGGTGTTTACCTAAAATAGGTTTATAGGTTTTCTCTGAAAATAAGTAGCAGTCCAATTGTGTATCATAGACCCCATCAACATCAGCAAAGAACTTTGTTTCGGTTACTACACTGAAATAACTATTATTATAATAATGTAGATCATTATCTATGTGAAATGGTTGCTCGTTAGTATCGCTGGGAGTATTACATAAATTAAGTCTTAATGGAAATAAGTCGATGTTGTCGTCAAGAATTTGTCGGATACGATTACATGATTCGGGGATGAAGAGGGCTGCATGTTTAAAGACATAATCAAGTTCTCCGGCTGCTATCGATGGTTTACTATTTGATACCCCACCTAGATACATCGAAAAAAAGGCGCGGTCTAGTAAATTCCGACTAACCACTTCTGCGGTCAAGTATAATCGATGTATTCTACTTGCATTCCTATTATAGGATAGAAACAACTTAGGTTTGATTCTGGGAGTAGTATCAAATTTACTATAAAACGGATCACACGTAGATGTATTACGATATAATTGAACTTGTGAAGCTGAATTTTCAAAACTATTCCAAAAGCTAATTTTAATCTGTTCTAGTGCATACTTCTTAATATGATGTTTATAAAATTCGATATTTGACAGAGTAGGAACAGCCCCACTCACTATCACGAACGCATAATGTGGAATACGATACTCATATACCAAGCACCTTACTATAGCTGTCGTGAATAGAAAGGGGTTTAACGGAATGCCCTCACCTGATATAAAAAAGGTCACATTCTTTTGTTTGGTTTCGTGAAGCCTATTATTAATATAACCGGCTAAATATTTAGTAACATCATCAGTGAGGTCTTCGGGGGTAAGTCCATTGTATTCGATAACCAATGCATCATCCGAGTCTCGGAATTTAAATTTTTCAATAACTATAGTTTCAAAAGATTTCATTTATTTCCAATGGACATGTTCAGAATCCTTTTCTATAATAAAGGTATCAAGTGTGATAAATGATTCAGTGGGGTTAGGGCTAAATGTCAGCCCGTTATAACGCATATTAATATGTCTGATCCACCATCCGGCTATTGCTATTTGAGCCAGGGCGCCGTCGTGACCGCATGGTAACTCGGGATAGGACCTTCTAATAGTATATAGCTCCGGACTTATTAAATGGTTAGGATTATTATTGATCGATGATAGCATTTTATGTTCGATGCCGGGTTGCATATTCTCAGTGAATGCCGGGCAATAATCAGACATCAAAAATGGAATATTATTCGCAGTAAATAAGTTTATTGTTGATAACTTATATAGCATAGTTCTTCTAAGAAAATCTTCCTCGCTCCAGTGAGCCAGCAATGCATTCTCATGTTCAACTGTCCTATATTGATTAACATTTACATTTCTGTAGTCTTTAACACCGAATCCAAACTCACACCAAGCTTCTCTGCGCCAATATTGACTCCAGAAAATTAAAAATAAAGGGTTACTTCCGGTCGGTAAGTTTTGATAAACGTATTCATACGTTCTTCGGTGAATAGAATCGTTTCCGGAGCCCGGGACAGCTATATTCACAACAGGGACCCCCAACTCTTTGGCAACTAGTGCAGGCCATCCTTGAGTTTTAGGATCATCTAGTCCTTGACAATATGTCCAACTACACCCGTTAACTACGAGATGCGTTATTTCCATAATTATGATTTATTTTACAGCAGTCTGGGCCATTTGCTTAACTATCTTTTTGTTTTCTTCTTCGTCGTGAGCACCTGCTTCACCGTCGATTGCACCCTGTTGACCTTTGAAGATAATCGTGTCGCCTTGGATGTTTTCGATAGAATGATTAAGAGGAGGACCTTTGATCATATCATACAGGTCTTCTTTGTCAATGATGACGTTGCTATTCTTCAGATGTTGAAGTAGCTCATCAACTGTCCAGTCAGGTTTTTCCTGTCCGGCGTCAATTTCACTCTTTAGTTGACCGATTACGGCGACTAAGTTAATGAGCAACGGATCAACGGAAGTAAACTCAGATAGTAGCATATTATCGAAGCGGACGACCTACACCAGCGACCGGCTCTGCTTCAGGTTCTTCGGGTTCCTCTTCAGGAAACTCACCGCCGCCCATGTCAGCACCGGCATCCATACCTGTTTCGTCTCCCATGCCAAGGTCTTCTTCACCACCCATAGCATCCGGACTAAATGCGCCGGCTTCATCAGGGTTAGTAAGCATCTTGACTGCTTCTTTTAAGCCGACAAGTGTTTCTTTAAGACCAGCACTTAAACTGTCAAGCGATTGAGAAACTTGCTCATTGAAGGTTTCACTTTCGTTTACATCAAGCTCAGATTCGATACTTGAAACAAGAGCAGGTAGCTCTTTAACTTGCATCTGACCGACTTCTTCAAGCATTTTCTGAATGCTGTCAACAAGGGCCTGCGCCGCCAGATAAACTTGGGATTCTTCAATCTTTTCGTTCTCAAGCATAACATTTGCTCTGGGGATAGCAGCAAGATGTTGAGTTAGCGCCTGTTCCATAAACACAAGTTTTAGATACGAGTGATTATTCTGACTTCGGTAAAAGTTGCCAGATTGCTTTGTCTCAGCTACAAGCTTACGCACCTTCTGGAGCATAGCACGTGTCTCTGACCCGTTCATTCTGTCCAGGTTAAGAGGCATGTTGTAATGCTCTTTCAATGCTTTTTTAGCAGTGATTATCGAGGAGTAATTTAGTTCGTTTAATTTCATAGTTGTGATTCCAAAACTTATAGAGTATTTATCATTCTGCGATTATTATGCGGATTTCCGTTCAAACCGTCTTTCCTGCCAAATCTTAGACTCAGACACATACGAATCTAGTTCGTCTATGATCATTTGCTTCTTGATACGATCCTCGTTCAGTTTAGCAATATAGATCAGCTTATCTTCGTCGGTCTTTGACTTGTTGAATAGCTTTTGATGAATCATAATGTCAACGTCTACCCCGCCCAACTTATTATCTAACTCAAGAATACGTCGGGCCTCATAGAACTTATCACGCTTATCAAAGATACACCAAGCGGTTGCGTTCTTCAATGTGTTAAACATACTGGGGTCATCAGAGAATGTAGTTGTGACAACATACTCGGATACAGATTTCTTGTTGATGACATATCTGTTAAACAACTGATAGCTACCATCAGACTCTTGATAGATAATAAGATCCTGCAGAGATTTCATCTCCGAATTCGGGATCATTTTCTGAAGTTTATCAAATTGGATTTTCTTTTTAGCCATTCTCAGTTACCTTAAAGTATATATTTCGTAGTTCGTCTGATGTATCAAGGAACGCAGGTAGTTTGTCCCACTCAGTCCCGCATTTGATCATCGGGACCATGTCACAATCGCTGTATAGAGCACCAAGCTCCGTGATTCCGTTGTCAAATACACCTGTATGATGAACATCAAACTCAAATGACCAGCAAGAATAAACTTCATCATCTTGTTGATTGAACAGAAAGCCAAACTCAGTGAAGTTGTCAAACTGTATGTCAGTTCTTGTCGGGGAGTTTACCACCTCAGGCTGTGAGCGCAGCGATATAGATTGTAGAATAGTGTCGAAGTTACATTGAGTGTTTCGTTTGTGAAGCCAAGTAGACATATCCTCATCGATACCAGGACGGGACCGGTTCATTACGCCGGTCTGCGTTATGTCGAAAAGCGTGTAACATGTGATTCTGAAACTCATATGCTATTTATAGAGGAAAAAAAACCCAAGAATAAATCTCGGGTTCTTTCAATCAATGAATTGATTAAGCGATTGCTAACTTGAAGCCAACGTTAGTAACTGTAGCACTTGACAAGTCAAAGTTGTTTGGACCAACTGTTGCGCCCATTGCTTGAACTTGAGTCTGTAATGTACCAGCAGTGTAAGCACCGATTGGGTATACAGCAACGCTAACACGGGTGTTAGTAACAGACACTTGATACATCATAACTGTAGCCATCTGAGCGATGTTAGTCATCAGTAAAGAGACCATTTCGCCGACGCCTAGTTCAGCAGCTGGATCAGCCTTGACATCGATAGCGAAGAAATCTAACGCTGGGCCGATGAAGTTGGTTGTGATGCCGTTGCCTGTAGCTAGTGTTGCTGGAGCGATTGGGCCGTTTTGTGTATCGATGGCGAATACTGGTTGTGCATCGCCGTTAACTCTTGTAAATCCTGACATGATAGTTTCCTTTAAAATGTTTGCGCTCCGTATAGAATCGCATAAAAGTATTTATGCCATATGGCAAAAAAGGGTGGTTTATTATCGCTGACCGGCTAGATTTTGGCGACTGAATCCCATTCTATCCACGAATTTCAGCCCGTTGCTGACGAATCCTTCGTGTGTTTCAGTGCCGTCTTGGAGATAACCCTTAACCGGCGATTCTTCTGCGGCTTTGTTTAACTGAGCCACTACGGACATCTTCAGTTTGTATATTTCGATCCAGATAGTGAACGCACCGACGAGACCCTCTTCGTTTTCGTGAAAGTGATTCGACAACTGCATCTCCATGCCGCCGGGGTTCTTATTTTTGTTCTCAAAGTGCTCCATGAACCCTGCAATCAGATTGTCAAGATTGCCTGATACTATCTTCTTATTGATGTATGTGGTAAACAGACCATTAAACGCCGGACGCGATTGAGGGGCCTCGTCCATCATTTTATCGACTGCTTTGCCATATCGTCCGATAGCAGCGTTTACGTTCTGAACTAGGGTAGGTTCAAGGTGCAGATTCGGTTTATATGGCATTGCGCTTGGTATGATTGCCACATTAGAGTTGTTTTGTAATTGACCAATAGTTCCATCTAATGACTGTGCCTGGTCAGTCGTTTGAGCATCAGGTGACAGTTGTTGATGGACCGCTACCCCTGCGGTCTTGCCAGCCATTAGTTCGCCTACTTCGCTGTCAACTTGTACCGTGTAAGCAAGTCCATTCGGGTTTGCCTTGAACTGGTACAGCCCATGAGAGTTTTTCTGAAGAGGCTTGCTAAACAGCAGATCGCCCCAATAGTATCCCGGCGCAGTCTTTGATGCATGATCAAGCCCGGGCCAGATTTCATTGATAAGACGATGCAGATCAGATCGGTCAACACCGCGGGCCAGATCATATTGTCTGAACTGTTCCGGACTGAATACATTTCTTCCAGTGCCGTCTTTCTTGTTGAACATGTGCTTGTCCATGATGCTGAATCGACCATTGGCGTTACGACCAAATATTAAGGCTGGGTAACCATCGAACTTTATGGTTATCTTATGTGGATTTTTTACAGTATCAAGTATTGAGCGCAAGGCTCGGGATGCCCCCGTTGATCCTTCTAAGAATATTAGGTCTTCGGGATGATCTAAATGACCTTTATCCTCTGTTAAAGACAGTTTGGTTAAGATGTTAGATGTTTTTCTGAAGTCTTCGGCTTTCATTTAGTATCCCTTTTGATAAATGCTAGTTTGATATATTCTGCGATAGGTAAAAAGTTCTCATGTAGTGTATTACCCTTTATAGTATTTACATATCGCAATACAAATGTTATGTTCTCCGGAGATGATATTTCTTCTACCGTTCGTCCTTGCAAGTATCCGATGATTACCGGTATCTTATGATCGATTGTTCTCTTTCGCTGGTCGTTAGGATTAACATGTTCCGCGTCAACGTCAGCAAATCTAATCCCGGTATAAAAACATGTATCCGGTTTTACCATAGAATGTATCGTTTTATTGGTTTGATGCTCTACCGCTTTTCTATATAGTTTATAACCTTCATCCAAAAACTCCACGTTAGTATATGGAATTTTATTACGTTCCCCAAACCCCTGGCCAGGTCGCTGCCCATTGTTCTCAACACCATATCTAGAAAGCATAGTGTTTTTTATTTTTTCTTGTTTTTTTGCCTGCTGATTTTTTCCACGAATACCCTCATAGATATTGGCATCTTTCAATACCTCTACTATTCGTAATCTTCCTATTCCCTTGATCAAGGGATCAAGCAGGACATCAGTTACCGAATATGTTTCGGTGTATAATCGGATTATAGTTTCTTCAATCGCCGGTGTTATTTCTATTAGCATAATATTTCCTCTGATGTATTTATGTCTAATAGTTAAATAAGCAGGATACCGTCACATTTAATAGTTACGGCATCAGGCTACTGAGTAAGTTGTTATATGCTGTTCTATCTGTCTTTTTAAGTTGAGCAATCTTGGCTTGAATTTCAGATAGCAAATCAGCCGGGGCTGGAGCTGGTGCAGGACTAGGGGCCGGTGTAGGACCGGGGGCTGGCGTAGGACTAGGGGCCGG